TTTAAAATAAATCTTGATTTAGATGCAAACGGAAAGACAGTCGAGAAAAGAGCAGGTTATAGCGTTGAATATGGCAGCGATAAGCTTGAAATGGCGACGTTGTAATGTTAAAAGTAGCAACGGCAAATTTTTATAAGGAGATAAGATGATATACGGAGCAATAGAGAAAACGTTTGTACTAATGTGCGATACGCTAACAGAAGATGAAAAAGAAAAAGTGAGAGGTATTGTCAACATAACAAGTGAAGATGAAGAAATAGAGATATCAGAAAACGACATAGAGGAATTATATAAACAAGGCTTTATAAGCGATGAGCTATATAAAGACATTTTTGATGAAATAGATATTACAAATTATCTGTTAATTTTTTAAATGATGAGGTTATGAGAATGAGCTTAAAAAAAAGAGAAACAATGAAATACTTAGTTAGCCTTAGCGGTGGAAAAGACAGCACCGCCTGTTTGCTATGGGCGTTAGATACGCTACCAAAAGAGGATGTAATCCCTTATTATATTGATACTAAATGGGAACACGAAGCGGTTTATAAATATCTTGATTATCTTGAAGATAAGCTTGATATAAAAATTACACGCTTAGAGAGTGAGGGTATGGAGGCGCTTAGTAAAAGAAAAAAATGTATGCCAAATGCAATGATGAGATTTTGCACTAGCGAATTAAAAGTAAAACCTGCTATTGAATTTTATAAAACTTTTCAAGATAAAGGAATAGATTTTATAAATATTGTAGGCGTTCGCAGAGAAGAAAGCGAGGCAAGAGCAAATACGGAGAGTTTTAATATTTCAAAGCAAGGTATTAAAACTTTATATCCCGTAGCATATTGGAGTACCCAAAGGGTGTTCGATTATCATAAAGAGCATAAAATAGACGTTAATCCACTTTATAAAAAAGGTTTTTCAAGGGTTGGATGTTATCCGTGCATTTATGCAAAAAAGCATGAACTTATGATGATGGAGGATAAATATGTGCAAAGGTTAAGAAATTTAGAAAAAGATATACAAGAGATTGTTAGTAAAAAGGGTTTTGACCCAAGCAAAGCAACTTTTTTTACACCTGATAGAGATAAGCATTTAAGACCTACACTAGACTTACAAGACGGGGATCAATGCGTAAACCAATATGGTATATGTGAATAAATTTGAAATGGCGAGGTTATGAGAATGAGCAAGTATAGGAGTGTAAAAACAGTAATTGACGGTATAGAGTTTGACTCAAAGAAAGAAGCAAAGCGCTATGCAGAGCTTAAATTGATGCAACGAGGCAAGCTAATTTTCAATTTAGAAGTACAGCCGAAGTTTAAAATACTTGATGGCTTAAAAATTGACGGTCATAGAAAAATGCAAGATAGATACTACATAGCAGATTTTATGTATGTCGATAAACAAGCTAATACAGTAGTCGAGGACGTTAAAGGAATGAAAACAGCAGTTTATACGCTTAAAAAACACCTGTTTTTATCACTTTATGGAAACAAGCTAATTTTTAAGGAAATATAAAAATGAAAGTGTTAGATGCAAAAAGAGATAATTTGACGTATGGCGAAGCGGTACAAGTAGAGTTAGACAGCGTACAGCTCATCAAAGGAAAGTGGGAACAAACAATCAAAGTTATTAACAAACCACCACGAATGAGCCGTGAGCAAGCATCAAAACACTACAACAAAAAGCTATTTTTATATTTTAAAACACAAATGAAACAAGCATCAAAACACGTTGATAAAAAGCTAAGTTTTTTGATGTTTAATGACCCGCATAAATACAGGGAGCTACTATGAGAAAAATCACACAAAAACAGATAAATTTTGCACGTAAATATTTCGAGTGCGGAAATTCAGTCGAGGCATACAAGCACGCATATAATCATAAAAATATGAAGATAAACACGATTAGAGTGCGAGCATCTGAAATGTTACAGCATCCAAACGTGAAGCAAAAACTAAGAGAGCTTGAAAAAGAAGCAGAAAAAGCTACACAATGGAATGTTAAAAGAGTGATTAACACTTATGCAAAAGTTATCGAGATAGGATTAGCAAAAGCAGAAACGCATAAAATCATAACAGAGGGAACAGGCAAAGGATATACTCAAACGCAAAGTATAAAAGCAAGAGAAACTAACTTAACAGCAGTTAATACAGCGCTAAATGCAATAGCCAAGCATTTAGGAATGTTCAAAGATAACGACAATTTAGTCGGTGTAATCTCATTAACTGATTTAGTAAAAAAGATACAAAAATGAATGAAGAAGATTTGCTTATATCACTTGCCAAGAGCATTAAAACATTCGTAATCGTAGGTATATTTCATATAAGCATAGATGAATATTTAGCACTTGAAGATTTAAAAAACTATCCAAGTAAGCAACAGTACAGCGTTTTAGAAGATATTGACAACGGCATAAAAGATATAAGCATATCAAGCGGACACGGAACAGGCAAAACGGCACTATTAGCATGGATAGTCTTATATATCGGACTCTTTAAACTTGATGCAAAAATACCTATGACCGCACCTAGTAGCTCACAGCTCACAGTATTGTTATTGCCAGAGGTTAAAAAATGGATGCAAAAGCTGCCAATAGAGTTACAGAGGTGTATAAAAATAAAACACGACAGTATAGATTTTACAAACAATAATACAGCAGTAGCAAGGACAGCAAGAAAAGAAACACCTGAAGCATTACAAGGGTTTCACGCATCTTTTTTATGTTGGATAGTTGACGAGGCATCAGGTGTACCAAGCTCAATATTTGGAGTAATTGACGGAAGCTTGACGGGCGAAGCATATCTAAGAATTTTAACAGCAAACCCTACTAGAAATGACGGCTATTTTTATGACACGCATCACAAAGATAGGAAGTTATGGCGTACGCATATATTTAATGCAGAACATAGCACAAACGTAACACCAGAGAGCATACAGCGTAAAAGAGTACAGTACGGAGCGGACAGCGATGCTTACAGAGTAAGAGTGCAGGGCAAATTTGCTAAAACAAGCGGAACAGCAGTTATACCAATGTGGCTCATAGAGGATGCAATTTCACGAGAGGAATTTAATCCTTATGGTAGCAAGATATGGGGCGTGGATTATGCAGACGGTGGCAGAGATAAAACAATCTTGATTAAACGAGAGGGTAATAATTTTTATGAGAAAAAAATATGTGATATATCAGGCAAACATATACAATCGCAGACGGCATTATGGCTAGCAAAAGAATATACAGAGGCACAAGCAAAAAACCAAGCACCTGATGTCATTTTTATTGATGCAATCGGAGAGGGTAGCGGACTTATAAGCAGATTAAGAGAGCCAGACTTGAAACATATACCCGTTATAGGCGTAAAAGTAAGCAGTAGCGCAGTTGATAAAAATACTTATGGAAATTTAAGAGCAGAGTTATATTACAGACTTAAAGCGGCACTTGAAGATGAGGGCAAACTTTTTAATGATGATGATTTAATCGGAGAACTTGCAGCACACGAGTACAGAATAAATGAGCGAGGTTTGGTATATGTTAGCAAAAAAGAAGATATTAAAGAGCGATTAGGACGTTCGCCAGATACAGCGGATGCAGTTATGCTGACTTGTCATCCATTCGTGAAACAAATCTCACAAGACGAGGCGGACGAACTTGACTTTATTTATGGAGATAACCTGCAGGGAGGTATAAGCGGATGGTAAGAACAGAGGACATTAACACGGACATAATCATAGGTATGTTTGATAATAATATTTTCAAAGCACTTGAATATACACGCAAATTTGGAAGCATAACCGTAAGATTAAAACCTAAAACAATAGAAAGAGAGGTAATTTTAAAGTTAATTAGTATCGGTTGGAAAGATAGGGAAATAGCGGACACGGTGGATGTGAATATCTTTAGAGTGAGGCGATTAAGGCTAGAGTTAGCAGATAAAAAAAGAGAGGTAAAAAGATGAGTAAAAGAAAACGAGCAAGAGGGCAAAACAGTAAGCCAAAAGTTGAAATAGTAGAGGTTACAATCGAAGAAAAGCAAGCACAAGCACAGCGCAGGGAGCAGTACGAAAAAGCAGTTAAAGAGATAATCGCATTAAAAGACAGCGCACGAGCAGGCTTTACAAGACATAGACAAGATTTTATCGCATTGGAGGACGGGTACGAAAATATAATACCTGATGCACAAAATCAAAGTTTATTGGAACGTGGAAAAAGTAACCTTAATCCAAATATGATAAAGCCAAGAGTGGCAAAAATAGCTAAAGAGATAATAAAAACTTTTTTCAGTCAAGATGAGCTAGTAAGGTTAATCCCTCCAGAGGGCGAGGAAAACAGCAAACTTGAAGAAGCACTACAAGCAGAGATAAAAGAGTATGCAAGAGATAATAACTTGTATGCAAAAATGTATAGCACAGCCAGAGATGGACTGATTTACGGCACAAGTGTATTAAAAAGTTATTGGAGGGATAATACTTTTAAAATAGAACTTGTCAGTCTTAGGGATGTTTTTTTTGACCCATTCGCACCGACTCCACAAGAGGTTAAATTTATAGCTCACAGAGTTACAAGCATGACGATAAATGACATTAGGAAAATGTACCCAAACAAACACATATCATGGCAAAATTTTACAAATACGACAGGATATTATGGGGATGTAAAAATTCAAGAGTACGAAATCGGAAACTACCAAAGAGTAGAGATTTTTGACGTTTATAGGTATAAAAATGGCGACTGGTATGTTAGCACGCTACTACCAGATGATACGCCTGTAAGAGTAGATGAAAAATTAAATGACGGCAATCCGTTTATTATCGGACAGTTTGAAAGTCAATTTGTGATGCTTAGAGAAACAGTAATGCCTGTACGAGCATACGGAGATAGTTTTATATCCCCTCTTTTATCTATTCAAAGAGAATACACAATAAAACGAAATCAGCAAATAGACGCTACAAACATACAGCTTAATAACAGATTTTTAGTAGGCAAAGACGCAGGATTAAGCCAAAGAGATTTACTAGGTAAAAGTAGAGTAGTGCAAGCGGGTAATATTAATGAAGTTAAAGAACTTGCAGCACCAAATATTCAAGGCTCAATGATAGATACGCAACAGTTAAACGCAGATATGCAGGAGATAAGCGGATTAAGCCAAATGACTTTAGGAACAAACAATCCTCAACAGCTAAACCAAACGGCAACGGGTATGAGCATATTAAATCAAGAAGCAAGCACGATTATAGATGATAAAAACAGAGCATTTAACGAAAACTATTTTAGACCGCTTATGCGCAGACTTGTTTATCTGACATATAAATATAAAAATAGCAGTAGATTTTTAGGGATAGACAGGACAGAGCCATTAAATATGAAAGTTGTAATTAACGGTGGTGTAGGCTCAACAAATAAAACTCTAAGATTAAATGAGCTTGACAATGCTATACAGGCAGTTATGGCAAGCATAAATACGTTTGCACAGTTACAGCAAAAGGAAATGACGGCTAAATATGTAACGATATTAGACGGATTAAACGAGGAAAAATTAAAAGTGTTAGGGCAGAATTCAATCGTAGAAGATGCAGAGGCTACATTAAATGCACAATTAGCACAGCAACAGCAACAAGAGGAGATGCAAGAGCAAGAGCCACAGCAAGAACAATCACAACAACAAGGAGGCATAAGTTAACTTTTTTATATTTTAGGCACGAGGCGAGCGTATAGCTTTATTAAAAAATAACAATAAAAAAAGGAAATACTATTATGACACAAGAAGAACTAGAAGCGTTACAAGCGCAACAAGCACAAGGACAACAGCAAGAGCCACAAGGGCAACAGCAAGAGCCACAAGGAATGGATGCACAACAGCAAGCAATAATGCAACAGCAAATGCAACAACAACAAATGCAACAACAGCAAATGCAACAAGGCGAGCCGTCAGATGATGAGCTAGAACTAGCCAAAAAAGCTTTAGGGCTAGACAAAATTATGCCTCAACTTGCAGAGGTACAAAAGACGCTCCAAGAGCAACAAGCAAGAGCGACCGTAGCATCAATCGCAGCCGAAACAAAAGGGGTAAGTGTAAAAGATATTGATACAGAACTTGCAGAAATAGAAAAAACAGACCCAAATTTAGCACAGCAAATGCGAGGTAATCCGACAGCATTAAAAATTTTAGCTCAAAAGATACAGGCACAAATAGCACCAAGTGCAAAGCCAGACAATATTACAGATAGTGGAGATAACGGAGGCGTAGGAACACAGGAAGATATTGAAAAACGCTTAAAAGAGGGCAAAGGTAGCGATTTAGATTTAGGAAACTACATTTTAGGATTAAGTAAATAATCATAAAGTAGTATATCTTTAGCATAACATTTTATCTCATAATGCCAATATCATAAACAAGAGCAGGAGAATAAAATGTTAACAAGTTACAATAATACAATCAGCCAAAAGCCGTCAATACTTGACATGGTTATACGTCAAGGTGTATCAAATGCACCACTTATAGCTATGTTAGGTACGGGGACACTAACAGCACCTAAGCACAGTTGGATTACAGACAGATACGCAGATGCTAAAGATAATGCGAATTTAGAAGTATCCGACCTAACTGAAACCACAACAAGCACAAAACAAAAAACTGACAACGTGGCACAAATCATCAAAAACGAGGTAGGCGTTTCACGTAGAGAAATGCGCATGAGTCAATACGGACAACAAGAGTGGCAATACCAAATCTCAAAAAAAGCAAAAGAACACGCTAAAGATTTAGAATATGCACTACTAGGTCTAGGTAATAAGACAGTTGATGCTGCACCGACAGTCGGAACGGCAACAGTAGCACCAAGAATGGCAGGGATATTTTACTATGTAAGTGCTGCTAACAGATATTTGCCGTCAGGGTATAAAGCAGGCGACAGCACAACATACGAAACAATCACAATGGATACGCTACACAACTTTTTAGAGCCGTTATGGGAAAAAGGCGGCATGGATGAAACATCAAGTTTCGAGGTCTTATGTGGTAGCACAATTAAGCGAGCTATTGACACAGTAGCAGAAAAATACATCATTAGAGATAGTGGAACTAAAAAGTTTGACCCAACCGTTACAGCTATTGTAACAGACTTCGGTACGCTTAATTTTAGACTACACCGTCAATTTTCAAACGCAAAATTATCTAATGCAATGTTAGCAGGACAATTCAAAGACAGTCGTATTATGTATGCACAGCCGACAATATTTGAAGAAGTGCCAACATCCAAGACCGCAAGGTTTGGACGTTTTTATACTGATGCCTCTTTAGAGGTTAAAAACGGAGATATGTTTGCATCAGCGTTTGGACTAAAATAAATGTTAGTATCCGAAGCAATAGAAGCGACAGCGCTATTATTAATCGGAGATAACAAGGATGCAAAGCAAGATTTAGCTAATAACTCATATTTAGATATGGCATTTAGAGAGGTATTGCTTAGATGCACACCTTCAACTTTAGTTGATACGTGGGATAAAACAAAAACAGACGTATTTAGGCGACTGTATGGCGAAAATCAAATCAATCCGCAAACACTTGATTATCATACTCCGCTTGATGTGTCATGGGATAGAAGCTATACAAAGCTTTATCTAAAAATGCCAAATGTTATGGCATTAAAAAGTACGGATAGTTTGCCAATAGATGAGCCGTTAGCAATGGCAGTCGTTTATTATTTAGCAGACAGCCTAAGCAAGAAAAAAACGGAACAGTACAGGCAAAAAGCCAATCAGATTATAAATTTGTATCAAACGTCAGTAATTGATGAGATGCAAGATAAGTTAAACGCACTATTTGGAGGCGATAACATAGACAGAGTATATCAATAATATACTCTTTAATGAGCTTGATTAAGCTTATTTAAGAGCATATAGGCTCAAAAAAATAAAAAAAAGGTTAATATTATGGCACAGAACAAAGTAACAGCAGACACACAAGCACAGTTGGAAACAATGGCAACTCAAATGGGTTTAAGCGTAGTTGAATACGTACAATCACTAGGTTATGCAACAGTTAAAGACGTTACAGCAGATGTAACAAAATTGCAGGGCGAAATTGACGCAATCACAGCGTTAGAGGGCAAAGATGCAGCATCTCTAAAAGAGCAAATACAAGCAATCGACAAAGTTTTATCAGATAAAAACGGTGTAGTACAATCAATCTATGCAGACATTCTACTCAACAAAAAAGATATAGCCGATGAAGTTATCAGAGCCAAAGCGGCAGAGGGTAAACTAACAACAGATTTAGCAGCTGAAATTGTAAGAGCAAAAGCGGCAGAAAAAGCAAATGCAGATGAAATTGCAACAATCAATGAAACTTTAAGCGCGCTTACAAGCGGTACAAGTGGTGTATCTCTTAAAACTCTTAAGACATCAGTTGATGCAAACACAGCCGATATCGCAAAAAATAAAGCGGATATCGCTACAAACAAGGCAGATATCGCTACAAATAAAACAGATATCGAAGCAAACAAAGCGGCAATCGTAGCGGCACAAAAAGCGGCAGAAGCTTACGCAGATGCAGCGGTATTAAATGCCACCGACTTATCTATCTGTAAAGTGGCTAACAAATTCAGAGCAGGGCTAGGACTACCACTTAAAGACTGTTCAGGTACTTCAAGCACTTCAAGCACTTCAAGCACTTCAAGCGGAAGCGGAGCAGTCTTATAGACTGTATCCACCCACTAAATAAATAAAAAAACTAACAAAGGCTCAGGGTATGGGATTATTTAATAACCAAGTCATAATTAGACCAACAAGCACTATTACAGTTGAAGCAGCGCAAAAATGGACGCAAAATTGGTTAAACACAAACTATCAAGAGGTAGTATCCAATAAAGATACAAACGGCAATTATGTAAATTTCTACATGGCGGATATATTTGACGGAAGAAGTGGAAATTTATATAAAGTTTTTTCAGATGCATGCGCAAAAGAGTACGACATGAAGCAGTTGACATTCACGCTACTTGATACAAAGCAGTTTGCATCATCTAAAGAGGTACAAGCAACAACACAAACGGCAACCAACAACGAGGCGGCTATTAAATCACTAATAGCTAAAGAGGGAACTACCCAAGCGGTAGTAATTTAATTTAAAAAATAAAAAGGAAAATATTATGGCATCAATCGCACCAACAATACCAACACCAACAAACAAAACTTTAAGAGCAGAGCAACTAAACGAGCTAAGTTTTAAGCAAATGGACGACAATTTATCTTTAATCACGAGAGTACATGGAGCTAGTAACACATTAAATATACCTTTTATAAACATTTTTAATGATATGCACCCTGATACTAGCATATTTGACCAGACAATACCGTTCGCAGTTGTAAACATAGAGGGTACAGTAACAGAAATAGCTACTAATAGCTCAAGTACAAATGTACTTACAGAAGTACCAAGACGCTCCTTTTCATTAACAGAGGGAACAAATGGAATAACAGTAGCTGAAATACTTAAAAAAGGAGCAACAGCACCAGACCAGAATACTGACATCCTATTAGTACGAGGTGAGTCAATATCAATTAACCCAACACAAAGGGGCGCATTAGGCGCTTATGATTTTAATATAGGCATCACATGGCTACAAGACCCGCAAGGCATAATATTTAATCCTATCCTTAGCTTTATGGTAGCAGGCTAAAACAAAACGACACACAAATATAAATAAAAAAAAGGATTAAAGTTATGGCAGCAACACAATTAAGCACTACACAATCGCCAAACTACATAGCAAGTGGTTATGTAGCAAATGGCTATGTAAAGGGTGGGCTAAATATAGCAAACGCAAAAAAAGAGCCAATGCAATTTGTAGTTATCAATGAAAAAGCATCAGATAGTGAGATATTATCATTCATTCAAGAAAAGTATCCAAACTCATACGATAAAAGTATCACAGTTGTATTCACAGATAAAATTTTAGTAGCTCAAATGATTAAAGGTGTATTTACAATAAATGCACTAAGCGGACAGTTAAGCACGCAGGATATACAAAATATTATCGACCAAGTGCCAGACAATCTACTTAATAATAGCGACTTCGTATCAAGTCTTATAAGTGATATGTCAGGAAACACAGCATTTACTGATGTTATAGATAAGTATGTATCAAGCTCAATTTTAAGCAATACAAGCGCAATAACATCAATCGCACAAAGCGTTATGCAACAGGCTTGACATACGACAAGACAACAAATAGCTATGTATTGAATTACGACACATCCAAGCTTGACGGAACAGACTATACAATCAATATGAAACTATCATAAGGTATTAATATGAAAGAATTTAAGTTAACTTATGGAACTGACACGCTCACGCTTACTAAAAGTGGCAAAGCAGACTTCGGATATGGCATAGTATTTGATGTTGATATTGATTTCATCAAGGGCATAGTTAGATTATCAGATATATGTAATGAAACGGCAGATATTGATATCAAATTTAATGACCTTAGATATATGGCAGATAAAAAAGAGCTAAAAAATGCTACTGACAATAAAAGTCCTATCATATCCCAATCACTTACAACGGCAACTTATAGTGATATTAACGACTGTATATTTTGTATAGATGGCTATATAATGCGCGACCAATTAGACACAGTCAATTTCAACTATGATGTATCAAAAATGACACCTCAAGAACAATTAGCATTAATGTTAAAGATAGAGGAATATTCAGCAATACATTTACAAGAAACGACATCGAATGGAATGGCTATATCAATAAATCTAAAAGAGGCAGACGGAACAGTCAATACACTTAGTTTTGTACTTGCAAATAAACAGTTAGCAAACATTACGTTAAGATCATCAAAAGCTTATTACACATCAATTTTTACAAGGTCGATGCTTAAAATTGCAAAAGATGTTGGTTTTACTTTAAATGGATGTACTATTGAACGACCAAACAAAGACACACCATTCGTAGTTATTGGAATACAAAAGGAATTTTTAAGCCAAATAAGCGGAGTGGTGGCAAAAGTATATACAAGTGATGAGATATTAGATACTATTGATATAGTTAGGTACTGTGATTTTTTATATTCAGTCCGTATATACGACGCAAGGAGCGGCAATTCAATTATCCAAATGTTCCCTCCAGCAATAAATAATAAAACATTAAAAGTATCTGTATGTAGTAGTCAATTACGTGATAAGATTTTAAGTATGATAAACTCTTTATTTGTAGATAAGTTTACAACTGAAAGTATCACAGTAGATGGCAAAACAGAAACATTTTATATTGCAGACGGTTACAAGAATATCGCATTTACCGATAAAAAGATATTAAATCATGGCG